GGTGGGTGGCGTGGCGCGCGCTTGGGCGTGGCATGGGCATGCATCAGCGTGGCGGCGTCATACATCGCGGCGTTGTTTTGGTGGCACGTGTCACGGTTTGGCGTGGCAATGGCGTGGCAATGGCGCGACATGGTGCAGCGTTGGCAATCCATGACACGTGTCATGCAATCGCCTGCCCTTGACATAGTGGATCAATGCCCTATATTCGGTGTCAGGTTGATCGGGATCGGTTGACCGGGTGACGGCGCGCATGGTGCGACGCCGCGCAATACAAGGAAACGACACTATGACGACCCTCAACAACAGCACGGCAGACATGGGCGCTATCATCACCGAAGCGCGCGCTGATCTGTCCAAGGCCATTGCTTCGGCATGGTCCGGCAACGTGCAATCGGGCAACGCTATCGCCCGCATTGCCGCTGATGTGCTTCGCATGATCGGCAACGGCAACGGCGCGGCGCTGATCGGTGACACGCTGTCTCTTGATGCCGAAACGCTTGGCCGGTATGCGCGCGGCACGCTGTCCAAGACCGAAGCCGACGCGAAAGATAGCGGCGTGCCTACCGCTGGCATGGTCATCAATGCGCTGGCAAGGATGGCCAAGCCTGTCGCCGACGCGGAGACCGCGCTTGAAGCGGAACGCAAGGCCAGCAAAGCGCAAAAGAATGTCATCCTGCGTGCCAAGCACGACGCCGAAGCGGAACGGCTGACGCAAGCGCTTAACACGCTCAAGCAACCGATCCGCCGCGCGCTTGTCCTGTCCGCTTACGTTGCCACGGCAGGCGACGCCTACCGCATGGCCGAAGCTTCGGCAGATGCTGGCAAGCTTTCCGTGCCGTGCGACACGGGCGAGACGGGCGAGGATGGCAAGCCGGTGTATCGTGCGATTGCGATTACCTACGCGACCGCGTCCGAAGCGTTCAAGGATACCGCGCCGAAGCGCAAGCCCGGCGGCGAGACGAAACAGACCGTCAAGCCCGGTGTCGTCGTCGCCGAAGGTAGCAACGACGACGCGACTGGCGTTTACATGACGGCAGAAGCGGCACGGGCGGGCGGCGATCAGCGCGCGCAACTGGGTAGCATGCTGACGGTCGTCAACGCTATCGTGTCGCGCCTTGATACCGCGCCGACGCATGGCGAGCGGCAGGCGATTGCGCGCCTGATGGTCACGCTTGAAGGGCTGCTGGATGACGCTGACATGGAATATGTCGCCGACTTGCGCGACGCCCGCGAAGAGGCTGTCGGCGAGTAATCGCCCGCAGCGCAACAACCGCCCCCGGCATCGCAAGGTGCCGGGGGTTTTTTTATGCCCATCGTCCAGGCATCCGGTGCAATCGGACACTCCGTGGGGCACGCACGCACGCACGCACGCAGGCATGTGTGTTGCTCGCACGCACGCGCGCATGCTCGCACGCAGGCGGGGGCCTCGGGGGACGCGCGCACGCGAGTATCGCATCAATCGCAGTCACGCGGGCGGGCCGAGCGGCCTTGTTTTGTTGGCCGCACGCGGGCTGTGACAGGTGTTGCGCCAGCCCACAGATGGGCTATACTAGGTAGGTCAATGAAGAGGCAGACATGTTCAAACAGTTTTACAAGCAACCGAACTGGAACAATGTAGTCACGATCTGTGTCGATAGACGCCGCGTGCGCTACTGTGCCAAGCAGGTCAAGGCCGCATGCAAGGTCGGAACAGAGCCACATCGGTTTGCAGAGACAATGCTAGAGTGGCTGGACACGCACCACAACATGCCCGAGCCACGCAGCGCATACGTGCTCGAACGCATGTATCGCGAAATCATCAACAAGGAGCAGACATCTGCGTGTTCGTGACACGTGTCACGCATGCGTTTGCTTGACATAGCAAATGACGGTGCTATACTACATGAAGTTGGTCAGAGAAGTGACCAACAGAACGAAGTGATGTCACATACGAAAGGATGACACATGTCACGTGCAGAACTGCTGAAACACTCGCCGATCATGGGCACGCTCGCGTTCCATGAAGCCTGCCAGCGCGTCATTCGCGCCGCATCGCAGGCCAAGCCCGACGCCCTGATCCAGTATGCCGCCAGCTACGCCAAGCGTGGCATGCAGATGCGCGACATGCATGAGATCAAGGTGCAGGCGCTCTACATCCTCAACAACCTGTCGGCATGGCGTGGCGACGAAGCGCGCATCGTCAAGGCCACGCTCAAGGGGTTCACGAAATGAACGCACTCGTGACGCTCATCGTGAACGGCCTCGTGTTCGGCTTCGTCGGCCTCGTGACCGTGTATCCGGCAGCCGCACTTCTCGTGCGCATGCTGACCGACATGGTGTGACACATGTCACAGACACGCCTCTATGTGCCAACCAACACGCGGTTGCAGACCGTGTGGCGTGTCGTGCATCCCAATGGCAGCGTATCGTGGCAGGCGTGGACCGCTTGCCACGACCGCAACGCGCCGTTCGATCAGATGCTCGGCACGGCGCTCGTCATGCATGCCAATGGCAGCGCAGATCGCATCACCATTCGACCAGATGACACCACGCATGTGATGTGCGTGATGCCGCCCATCACCAAGCAAGCAAAGGAGTGACAGATGTCACGCAAAGAGACTGACTACAGCGCCATGCGCTACATCACCGAGTGGGTTCGGCCACATGGCGAACGCAAGTCGTATCTCGCACCGATGACGCCCGAAGCGGCTAACGTGCATGACACTGCTGTCGCGGCTGGCTACACCTACAGCATTGAGTGGATCGGCAACGCATATGCGTTCTTCATCAGCCATGATGAGTGCGAGATCGACGTTGTCACCGATCTCATCAAGGGCGAGACGAGCGCCGAGCAGCGGGGCCAGTTGTCGCGTGCCATCGTGCGCAACCCGGTCGATGTGCTCGACCGCAAGAAGCGGGAGACGCTCGATCTGTTGGCAGGCAGCGACGGTGAACCGTTGTGATAGGTGTCACACAGACCAAGCGCAAAGCGATCATGCGTGACATGGCAGGGCATCGTGGTGCCGTGCCATACCGCATGATCGAGACGCTCGCATCACGTCATCATATATCGCACATCGCTGTGCGCAATCTGCTGACACAGGCTGCATATATATGCGAGCCGCCACCTGAACGCACGCAGCCTGCGCCTGCGCCAGCCAAGCCTCGTCCCGTTCGGCCAACGCTGCCGATCACACGCGAAGAGCATGCGATCATCCGGTCAGGCCGGTTGTATCGCACACTATCCGATGACAGTGACATTGTCATCACTACTCGTGGCCTGTTCGAGCGTGAACGGGCCATCATCATCAAGCTGCTCGACAGCTTCGACATGCCTAAGGAGGGCAACACATGAACAACAAGTCACTCTACGTGGCGCTCGTGGATGACACGATCACCTTCGTCGCCGTCAAGTTCCATGACAGGGAACGCGGCGAGTTCAGCGGCAAGACCTACACCTACAAGACAGATGTCACGAACATCGCTGTCGGTGACGTGGTCGTGTGTGAGGCAGCGATGTGGTATGCTGTCGGCACCGTGGTCGAGACGAACCTCACCATCCCGGTCGATGACACGGCCACGGTGTATCGCTGGATCGTGGACATCGTCGCGACGCAGGACCACAAGGATCGGCTCAAGTTCGAGGACGATCTCGCCAAGGAGATCAACAACATGCGTGCGCGTAGCATGCGTGACCGTGTGCTGCACGAGATGGGCCTGTCGCCTGACGCTGTGACACGTGTCATCAGCTTGGCACGTGAGCACAAGGATGACGTGCCGGTCGTCGATGCTGTCGTCGTGGATGACAGCGATGAGCAGCGTTAAGCACGAGCGACGCATCATTGCAGCCCTGCGTGAGTTGGGCTGCACCAACATCATGAGTGTGCCCGCACGAGGGCACACCAAGTTCCGCTTCTGCCTGCCTAACAGCGAGACACGTGTCATCACGTGCTCGTCATCGCCAAAGGATGCAGACACTGCACTGTATGAGACACAACGTCTCGTCAAGAACATGATCAAAGGAGTGAAATGACATGTCCATCGTAAGCTATGAGAACCTCGAAGCGTTCGGCGAGATACCGAAGATGCTCAGCCCTGCCAGCGACGTGCCCATGTGGCAGCAGATCGACGCAGGCTACCAGCACGGCGGCGGCTGGAATGACTTCGAGGGCTTCACCGTCAGCAAGACCGAGGGCGGCAAGTATCGCATCACCTACCCCGGTGATCCGGCGCACGTCGAGGTCGGTCGCATCCGCTTCGGCTCGCAGCAGATCATCCTGTTCGACTACGATTGGGTGCTGTGGATGTCGCTGAACGTCGATGGCGACATGGTCGAGCACAAGATCGCACGCATCGACTGACACGTGTCATGATCCGTGACCGTGATCTACCGTTCGGCGACCTCGACAACGATCCGCTCACGCATGCGTGCAAGTATTGCAGAGGCACGGGCTTTCGGCTCGTGTCTCGGCATATCGAGGTCGAGTGCACGCGATGCAAGGGCAAGGGCTACCTTGTGACAGGCAGACGCAAGCCGCCCATTCCCAAAGTCCCACAGAAATAGAGCACACTTGTCCCCCAATGCGCTTGCGTTGGGGGCTTTCGCATGTCATGGTGGCAGACAGGTGGGCCGGTGCGGCACGATGCACGCACGCAAGGAGGTAGCATGACACGTGTCAACAAGCGCACGGATGTGTTCCAGCACATCGACATGTCGGGGGGCGCTGATGCGTGCTGGCCGTGGCAGCAGGCGCCTGGCGCTACCAGCTACGACATGAAGACCGGCGCGAAGTCGATCAAGTCCAAGCCACGGCCATACTTCACAGTGCAGGGCCGCAAGCACATGGCAACGCGCCTCGTCTACGAACTCGTCAACGGCGTCGAGATAACGCCTGACCAATTCATCCTGCATCAGTGTGACAACAGCATGTGCTGCAATCCCAAGCACATGCGGCTAGGCACGCATGACGAGAACATGAAAGAGATGGTCGAGCGCGACCGTCACGGTCTGCCGCATGACACTGTCAAGCGCATCCGTGTCGCACTCATGCAGAAGAAGCTGACGCAGCAGGAGATTGCAGACCTGACAGGTGTCAGCAGAGCAACCATCGGACGCATCGCGCGTGACGAGTTGCACACGCACGCAGATGACTACCCCGATGCGGCTGAATGACCACTTGACATAGTGGATCATTGCTGTATAATACTCTTACTGGTTGACGGGACGGGTGGCCCGCAGCCATGACACATGTAACTGCCCACAATGGAGCGCACAATGCTTGACGACACCATGACACTGTCACCGCGTCACTACTTCCCGCCGCTGAGTGACGACCTCAACTTCCCTGTGATCGAGCGCAGCATCGGCTGGCACAGCGGCAAGACCGACAACTGGTATCCGACTGTCGGACACAAGATGCTGCTGCGCACGCGCGGCGTGCAGATCCCGCAGAAGCTGGCCATTGTCGGCGACAACTACCAAGTCGTCAACAACAACGACCTGTTCCCCTACATCGAGGAATACATGACACGTGTCATGACGCCGCAGCAACTCGATGGCGTGCTGACGAGCGAGAAGTCGGCCTACTTCGGGCGTGACTGCTACCGTGAATACGTGTTCCCGAACATGAAGTGCGACATCCGTGGCGGCAACGTGGCCTTCCGTCTGATCGTCGGCAACAGCTACGGTGCCAAGGCTGTCACGCTGATGTGCGGTGCCATCGACTTCTGGTGCAGCAACGGCATGATCTTCGGCTCGCACGAGAAGACGGCGCGCAAGCACACGAGCGGCATCACGCTGGCCGGGCTTGAGAAGTGGATCAAGCAGGCGCAGGCGCAGTTCGTGTCGCAGGGCACGCGGCTTGAGAAGCTTGAGACCCTGTCCATGTCGGTCAACGTCATGGAACAGATCAAGACGCTGCTCACCGATACGTCGCTGCTGTCCGCACGTCACGCCGAGCAGATCATGGCAGCAACGCAGGACGAGGCCGGCAAGCGTCAGGGCACGCGCGTATTCCCAACCGCGTGGCACATGTATTCGGCGCTGACCGATTGGGCGTCGCATGGCAACGTGCGTGACACGGGCAACGACCACGAGGCAAGCACGCGCATCGAGCGCAGCCGTCACGTGGAGCGTGTCATGCACGCGGTCGAGGGGTTCCTCGTCAATGCGGCCTGAATACTTCAAGCTGCAAACGCCGCTGCGTGCTGTTGATCCTGGCCCGATGGTGTTGCTCTACAACGAGAGCCGCACCATTTGGGTGCAGGTGGGCAGCACGCTTGCCGAGCAACTGATCACCGAACTCGGCCTCAAGCGTGTCGGTGACAAGGCATACGTGCAAGCTGTGCTTGTGGGCGGTGAGTTCATCGCCAACAAGGATACGCTGACACGCACGCCCGAGCAGATCGGGATCGACTGGTGACACGTGTCATCAGTTACTATGAGAGCGACATCAGCGACGATGACCTCGTCGCTGCTGCCGAATGGTATGACAACGTCATTGCACAGGAGAGAAAGATGCAAGACATGACGCCGACAATCGCCGACCTGCACACGTTCGAGGTCGCATGCAAGCAGATCGTGCTTGACAAGGACTACCACGGCCTGCACTTCTCGTTCGAGTATCAGCCGAACAACGACGAAGTGCGCATGCAGCTTTACTACTACAACAGCGAGTGGTCGAGCACGCACATCCCGACGGAGATGAAGAAGTGCGGTCGTCACGAACTGAACGCGCGGCTGGCCGACATCAAGGCGTGGCTGATCACACAGCCGCACGAGGCTGAGGCACGTGAGCAACTGCTGCTGCGTGACTACGCCAAAATCAAGGAGCGCATTGCGGCATCGCGTCTGCCTGACATCGTCAAGACCGAGGCCGAGGCGCTGATGAAGAAGATGACGACGAACATCATCACGCATCAGCCTGCCGTTGCGCCGACTGTCCTCGTCGATCCCGGCTACGTGTTCAACGACGCGATCCCCGCCGAGACGCAGACCGAGGACGACATCGAGAAGCTGGCATCGCAAGGACCGGCTGATTGACTTAGCACGCCAATGTGCTACTATGACAAGAGTAGCAGCGGTCTGTCCGCTGCTGCTGACTTCCACTTCAACACAGACAGGAGATGACACATGTCACATGATTGCATAGTCATTCGTGACGACTACGCGTCGGAATACATGCGCATCTTTCGTGGCGGCAAGAACCTGATCGTGCCGCGACTGTTGTGTGCTATCACCTACAATCTGCCGTATGACGGTGATTGGGTAGCACGTCACACGTGCGACAATCGTGCATGTGTGCGGGTTGAACACGTCGTGCCCGGTTCGTATGCTGACAACGCACACGACCGTGACACGCGTCAGCGCACTGCGACCGGCCTGCGACATGGCCGTGCCGTATTGTCTGACGAGCAAGTCGCTGCGATACGTGCCGACACACGTTCGCAGCAGAAGATCGCAGAAACCTTCAACATATCACGCTCAACGGTAGCGATGATAAAGACAGGAGCAAGAAGATGAGCCATGATGTCAACATGTTGCGCGCCAAGTTGCGTGCAGCAATGGACAAGGTTGGTCGCACGAACGGCCATGCCTGCCCGCAGTCTGCATCAAACGTCGATGCACACATGCACGAACTCTTTGTGGCCGCAGAGAGCCTCGCCTACTGGAAGACGCGCTTCGACGAGGCCAAGGAAGCCGCGCTCGACGCCGCGATCACGCCCACCGAACTTGATGACATCGTGACACGTGTCACCAAGAACATGCAGGGCGAGACGGCCATCCTCGCTGACGGCGAACTGTATCAGTTGCAGATGTCGCTGTCCAAGCCGTCCGAGCGGTTCGACAAGACCAAGATGCACAACTACATGCGTGTTGAACTCGCGCTGTCGTCTGACGTGATCAACCGCGCGTTCGCGTCGGCCACCACGCTCGCATCCCCTGCCAAGACCGTCAAGGTCATCGGCAAGTAACACCACCAGCGCACGCAGCAATCCCGTTGCGTGCGCTCAATCATAAGAAGGAGTGACACATGTCAGCACGCAGCCCGATCCCTCTGCACGCACCAGAGGTGATCTACAAGGGCCACAAGATCGTGCTCACACACCGCACCAAGACGAACGACTGGACCGCAACCGTATCACACACCCGCACCATTACACTGACGCAACGCGCACCGCGCTATGAGGCTGCATTGACGCAGGCCAAGAAAGAACTTGACGTGCTCTTGGGAGACAAGAAATGACAGATGACGCTGTCCCCGAGCACATCACCCCCAAAGCGATCTACCAGATGAGCAGCGACGCGATTGACGCGCTGCTCGAAGGCATCCGTAAGCGCCGTCTGAGTGCCGCCAAGCAGCACGAGGCCGCGATGCAAGCAGCGAAGGAGATTGCTGACGACAAGTCACGCCTGCAACTGCTCAAGCAGGCAGAGATGCTGTCCAACAACCTCGTGCGCGTTGACAAGGCGCTTGAGGCGGCAGAGGATCGCGTCAACAAGATCCGCGCACTGCGGCTAGAACTCGGCATCGAATAGGAGACGATGATGGTGAACGCACAAGAACTGATGAAGCGGATGGCTGACATCCAAGAGAACGCAGATCACCTGCGCGCTGGCCTGCAATATCGCCACGAAAGCGTGACAGGTGTCATGCCTGCAATCGAGAAGGTGATCAACGACTACAACGCGAGCGTCGATGATCCCGAGAAGCAGATCGACGCCATCGCCATCGGTGGCATCGGCATCATGCTGTTGATCAACGTCTTCATCAGCATCACCGACAGCATGGCTGCAATGGCTGCGACCGAGGAAGGCGGCAAGGACATCCCGCTGTCCGAGTTCTTCGAGGACGCGCGCAACACGTTCGCTGCCGTGATCGTCACGACCAAGTATCCGCAGGAACAGGAGCGCGAGCATGCCAACTAAGGCGCGCGAAATCCCGATGATCTTGCAGAACAAGGGCACCGAGCGCGGTGTCGTGTTCCTGCTCACCGAGTTGTTCGAGCGTCAGGCGGCGCTCGAAGCACAGCAGCGTGAAGTGGGCGCGTCTCTCTTGCAGATGGCGCAGATCATCGACCAAGTGACGACCGGCGCAGGCGCAATGCGTCAGCAGATCGAACGCATGCAGGGCAAGGAGGAAGACGATGACCTTCCACCCCTCGCGTCGTAAGACGGTCTACCGTGACGTGCGTATGACACGTGTCACGTATGATCGCAACAAGAAGAAGTATGACATGGCGCGCACCAAACAAGGTGCGCGTCTGATGCACGAGATTGGCTTGTGCATCAAGCAGGGCGGCTACGTCGAGTTCGAGCAGCGGTTCGATGGCTACGAGGAAGTCGCCGACGCGACGCTGCATTGGGAGGCAGAGCAATGATGACAATGGAACAGGTCAGCAGCGTGAACATCGCTGCGACCACCGACACGAGCCTCGTGCCGTATAGCCACAGCATGCTGAACGCTATCGCAACCTGCCCGACCCAGGGTCTCGTGACATATGTCGCGAACAAGATCATGGCGAAGGGCGGGCGTGCAATGGCGCTCGAAGCGGGCAGTGCGGCGCACGAGGCGTTCGCTGCGGCACGTCTATGGCAGGTGGGTCGCGTTCAGGGGTTCGAGGATCACATGCACCACCACGGTCTGCGTCTGTTCGGCGAGGACCGCTTTGGCAGCATGATGATGGCCGCAGCGGACGGCGGCGATGACATGCGTAACAGCATGCTGCGCTTCTGTCTCGATGCGTTCTACACGTGCGGCTTCTACGACGATCCGAACGACCGTCGCCGCACGTTCACGAACATCGAAGAGGCGCTGATCGCGTATCTCGACCGCTTCGACTACAAGCGTGACGTGTGGATCAGCGACAAGGCTGCACCGAGTGCGCCGATTGGCATCGAGTTGCCCATCGACTTCACGGTGACGTTCCTCGACGAAGGCGGCTACGTCATTGCGCAGATACGCTTCATCGGCACGGCTGACGGTGTCACTGTCAAGGGCGACGAGTTCCGTCTCGAAGAGAACAAGACCGCGTCGCGTCTCGGCGAGGCGTGGTCCAACTCGTTCTGGACATCGCATCAGGTGACGGGCTACATGATCGGCATGCAGGCGTGCTATGGCCTGCCGATCACGAAGGCAGGCGTGCATGGCATGGCAATCCCACTGCCGCGCAGCTACGATGCAGGCGGGCTGATGTCAGAAGTCGTGACACGTGTCCCGACGCAGTTCACGGACTTCATCACGTGGCTGCTGCATCAGGTCGGCGTCATCCAGACCTACGGCCATGCGCCCTATGACGCGCCCAAGAACACGGGCGCGTGCAACAAATACTACCGACCGTGTTCGTTCATCCCGCTGTGTGCCTCTGCGCATGAGGACCGCAAAGAGATGTTCGACGAGATGGTCGAGCGTGACCTCACGCCGACCGAGAAAGCAATGGAAGACGGGGGAGGGAACGACTGATGCCATTCGACGAACAAGCACACGAGCCGGGCGGTGGCGGTGACGGCCATCGCTCGCCGCCTGACAGCTACGTCACGGCTGCGCTTGACGGCGTCGTCTTGTCTGCAAAGCTGAGCAAGTATTGCGTCGCTTGCTGCATGTGGGCAATCGGCAAGACGCTTGTCGCAACGCACATGGCCCTGACCATCCGCGCACTTGAGCACAAGCGCAAGCGTGACCTGACTGACGAAGAGAGCGCAGAGATTGTCGCCGACGCTGTGCAGGAAATCTGCGATGCGTTCTCTGACACGCTCGAAGACATGATCAAGAAGGACAAGGAGCGCCGTCATGACTGACGAAGACATCAAGCGCGGCAAGCGCAAGATCGTTGTGCTGAACACGGCCAACCGCGTGTTCTGCAAGGTGCAGGAAGTCATCAACCGTGACAAGTATGCACGCGACTTCATCACGTTCTACAGCATCGCGACGGGACCGAGTGAGCACATCGAGGTCATCATCGAGACGCCCAACAGGAGCGATCCCATCGCACCGCATCACCGTGTCATGCATCGCTGGTCAGTGCAGCTGTTGCTTGACTTAATGGGTGATGCTGATAGAATAATCGAGTCAAAGGTGCTGCAACTCATGCAGCATCTGTTCGCAGCATCACACGGAGTAGCAGACAATGAGCAGTGATGACACTGTCATCAAGATCGGCGGCGTGGACATCAAGAAGGCGGGCACCAAAGAGCAGCGCATGTCGCTGTTGCTGTGGGGCGCGTCTGGCACTGGCAAGACCACGCTCGCCTGCACCGCACCGGGCAAGAAGCTGCTCGTGCTGTTCGACCCTGACGGCGATGCATCCATCGCAGGGCGCGAAGACGTTGACGTGGCCGACATGTCGCAAGCCAAGAACAGCGTCGTCGAGGCGTTCAAGTCCGACAGCAACCCGCTCGGGCTTGCCAAGGCTATCGAGTTGTATGACACGATCATCATCGACAGCCTGACGAACGCGCAGCACATGGCCGTCATGCATGCCGTGACACTTGTCAAGGGTGCGACCATCGAGCGTCCGTCGCTGCAAGGCTACGGCCACCGCAATGCGCTGATCACGCAGCTTGTCAAGAACGTGCTCCGTCTCACGGCCAAGCACAACAAGCACGTGATCTTCATCGCGCACGAGGCAGCGCCGCAGACAAACGACGACGGCATCATCACCGCGATCACCGTCGCGCTCGGCGGTCAGTTGCAGACAGCCGCGCCCGTTGACTTCTCGGAAGTGTGGTGCTTGCAGGACACCGGCAAGACGCGCCGCATCATGATCCGTCCGGCGCGCACCTACAAGCCGATGAAGACGCGCATGTTCGTGACCACGGGTGCAGCCGAGTTCGACTGGAAGCACACCGGCACCGAGGTCGCCGACTGGTATGACGGGTGGAAGGCTGGCAACTACCAGAAGTTGCCCCTGCCCACCTAACCACAATATGTAGTGCCTGACGCTATGACATGTGTCATGCACACATCGTGTTGCTGCATCTTGGGGATTGCCGTGCAGCGACAATGTGTTACCTTGGCTATCCCAACAACCCATGCACAAGGAGTAAAAGCATGGCTGACAACGAAGTGATGACCATCGTCGAGTTCAGCGAGGACATCAGCGCCGCCGAAGCGCCGGAGCCGCTTCCGGCTGGCGAATACCCGGCCACCATCCGCGCCGCCGAAGTGAAGCTGTCGCAGCGTGGCACGCGCTACGCCGCAGTGACGTTCCACGTCGCGCCGGAAGAGTTCCCCGCCGACTACCCCGCCGACATCGCGCCCGATGGCAAGACCATCGTGTTCCGTCGCCTGTCGATGGAAGACAACCAGCAGGCCCGCTTCGGTCTGCGCCGCTTCTGCGAGAGCATCGGTGCGCCGATGTCGAAGAAGGTGGACGTGTCCGAGTGGGTCGGCCTCGACGCCAAGATCAGCCTGGAGCATGACACCTACGAAGGCGTCACCCGCGAGCAGATCACCCGCGTCAACGAGGCGTAATCTTTCCGCCTATGACATGACATTGGCCCTTGCCATTGAGGGCCAATGTCGCTAGTCTTGGATCACTCCTTGTGATCTACTGCAACCCATGAAACCAGAGAGGACATATCATGGCCGACGCTGCTACCCCCCTCGCTTCCGCCAAGCCGAAGCGCAACGCTGCCCCGCGCAAGACCGGGCCGCGCCCTGCCTACGTGCTGGTGAACCTGCCCGAAGGCGTGAACCCGGATGACATCGAGGTGGTCGCGATCACCCGTCACGCCGAGGAAGCCCTTGAGGCCATCGACACCGGCAAGGCGCAGAAGTATCTGCGCGTGATGGTGAAGTGATCTGACCGATCACGTGAGGCGGTGCATTGAGAGGATGCACCGCCTCTTTTCGTCTCTCATTTGTGTGACAATGTCATGACAAGCTTGCGTCAATTCCCTGCCAAGATCACCATCGTCACACCGATGTATACACCGCTGTTGCGCGGTGCACAGGCTGCGCGCGGTCCCTACGCGCTCGGTCCACTAGGCGCCAACCTGCGCGTGCGCGTGTCTCGTCTCGACTACGAGATGATCGTGCGCTTCGCTGACGAGTTGGGCATGAAGCCAGCGTCGTTTGTGCGCTGGTGTGCTGTCGAGGTTGCCAAGCAACTCGAAGCTGCGGTATCTGCTACCGAGTAACGTCACCATACATAGAGAGGAAGTCCGACCATGACCACGGCGGCGATTGACCGGCAGTTCGATTGGGATGAAACCCAACGCGCTGCAATTACCCGTTGCTGCGACATGCAGCAGCGCGTTGTGCCCGTGACAGGTGTCGCAGGCACAGGCAAGACGACCATCATCCGCGAGGTCTACAAGACGCTCACGGCAGCAGGCTACACCGTCGCGCTGTGTGCGCCGACCGGCAAGGCTGCGAAGCGTATCCAAGAGGCGACCGGCCTGCCTGCGATGACCATTCACCGCCTGCTTGAATACCCGCATCCCGGTGAGCGTGATCCCAAGACCGGCGCTGCGCTGATCAGCACCGTTCCCAAGCGCGACAAGGAGAACCCCATCGGTCAGCAGATCGTGCTGGCTGACGAGTATGCGATGGTCAACCGCGAAGTGCATCGCAACCTGATCGACGCACTGCCTGCGGGCGGCCGCATCTGCATGTTCGGTGACGTGAACCAGTTGAAGCCCATCGAACAGGGCAAGGGTGCGCTGGCCGAAAGCCCGTTCCAAGCGGGCCTGCGTCGCTTCGACGGCATCGTGTTGCAGACCATCCACCGGCAGGAAGAAGGCAGCGGCGTTGCGCTCAACGGTGAGCGTATCCTCGCAGGCCGTGTGCCTGTGCGCAAAGACGACTTCGTGCTGCGCATCACCGAGCAGCCCATCGACGCACTCATGACACATGTCATGGAAATGCTCGACAAGGGCATCAACTTCGGCACCAACGCAGGGCAGATCATCAGCCCGACCAAGCGTTCGTGGGTCGGCACGCACAAGCTGAACGTCGCGTTGCAGGACATGCTCAATCCCATCGGCATGGGTGCGCGCATGAAGATCAAGCGTCACACGTGGGACGAGAAGAACCCCGTCTACGTGGGCCTCGGTGACAAGGTCATCTGGACGCAGAACACCTACGACCTGCGCAACGAGTGGGAGCGTTACCACGACGAAGACCCGTCGCACGGCTTCATCCCGCCGCCTGCCGAGAAGATGATCATGAACGGCGAGAGCGGCGTTGTCGTCGGCATCACTGACGAGGGCGGCATCAACATCGACGTGGGCGACCGCGTTGTCGAAGTGCCGCACGAAATGACCGTCGAGGACCGCCGTGGCAACCTCGTGACCATCGACCCGCGCCGTGACATGGACCTGGGCTTCGTCATCACGACGCACAAGGCACAGGGCAGCGAGTGGCCGCACATCATCTACATGCTGAACCGCAGCACGATGTTCATCCAGTCGCGTCACAACTTCTACACCGCGATCAGCCGAGCGCGTCTGACATGCACGGTCATCACCGACCAGCCTAGCTTGCAGAACAGCGTGTTCCAAGTAATGTCCGCAGCCGAACGGAGTGGCAAATGACAGAAGTCCAGCACCGCGTTGACATCATGCAGATGGCAATCGCGCTTACGAGCAACGAACGCAACAAGGATTACGGCTCGCCTGCCGTGAACCACACCAACATCGCAGGGCTGATGAACGCATACATCCAAGTGCGTCTGTCAGCCCTGCCACCCGGCACGCCGCTTGTGCTCGATGCCGAAGACGCAGCCATGCTCATGCTGTGCGTCAAGATGGCACGCATCGGCCAGCGTTGGGGCGGGCAGCAGACTGACAGCTTCGTCGATGGCTGCGCCTATATCGCCATTGCGTCCGAGTGCCGTCAGGACCGCAGCAAGTCGCAGGCAGAGGCACCGCCGCTGTCCAAGTTCAACGATGTCCTCAAGCGCGTCGAGGAGAACCGCACGTGATGACACCTGTCACGATCAAAGACATGATCACGGCTGTCCGTGATCGCTGCAAGCTGCTTGAGTTGCAGATGCAGTGTGCCTGCGACGGCAACGTCAATGCGACCATTGCCATCGTCGCAGAGGCACCGGGCGAGCGCGAAGTGACGATGGGCATGCCCCTCGTCGGCGGTTCAGGGCAAGTGCTCTGGACCGCGCTGCGCAAGTATGACATCAAGCGCACCGATGTCTACATGACCAACGTGATCAAGCGTCGTCTGGCGTTTGACACCGGACGCATGACCATCGGTGCAGACGAGATGCAGCACTGGCAGGCGTTGCTCAAGTGGGAACTGACCCGCTTGCCCAACCTGCAACACGTGCTGATCCTCGGCGGTCCTGCGCTCAAGGCGTTGACTGGCGAGGACGGCATCACGCAGTGGCGCGGCAGCGTCCTGCCGATCACGCTGCGGCAGGTCGAGACGAGCGAGTTCTCGATGCCTGTCGTCACGACCAAACAGGTGACAGGTGTCATCACCTACAACCCTGCGATGGTCGTGCGTGAGCCAAAGACCGAGCCGGTGTTCCGCATGGACTTGCACAAGCTGCACCGCGTCGTGCAGGGCACGTTCAAGGATCACAAGATCACCGCGCACATCAACCCGACACCCGCTCAGGCTATCGAGTGGATCGACACGATGCAGCATGGCGGTCTGCCTGTCGCCTTCGACATCGAAGTGATGTCCGGTGAGACGGCCTGCGTCGGCCTTGCCAACAGCGCGCACGAAGGCATGTGCATCAACTTCCGTGACGAGCGCACGAACCGTTGGTCGCTGGAAGACGAGCGCAAGGTGCGCTGGCGTCTGCAACGCTTCATGCGTCATGACAAGACGCAGCTTGTTGCGCAGAACGGCATGTTCGACGTGACGTGGCTGTGGTATAAGGACCGCATCCAGTGCAAGCCGCTCTGGTTCGACACCATGCTCGCACATCACACGCTCTACTCGCAGTTGCCGCACAACCTCGGCTTCCTCACTGCGCAGTATACCGACCATCCCTACTACAAGGATGACGGCAAGTTCTGGCGTGAGGGCGGTGACATCAACACGTTCTGGCGTTACAATGTCACCGACTGCTGCATCACCAAGGCGTGTCAGCAGCGCATGGAAAACGAACTCGTGCAGTTCCAGCAGCAGCGGTTCTTCTACGACCACGTCATGCGTCTGCAACCGCACCTTGCGCGTATGACCGTCGGCGGTCTGCGTGTCGATGCACCGTTCAAGGACACGCTTGCTGCCGAATTGCAGACACGTGTCGCAGAGTTGCGTGAGCAGTTCAACGAGAAGGCGCGTCTCGCTGCACACGATCCGTCGCTCTACGTCAACCCGGACAGCCCAAAGCAGCTTGCCAACCTGCTGTTCCGTCAGTTGCGCCTTGTCGGACGTGGCACGACCACTGACTACACCAACCGCAAGCGGATGTATGAACATCCGCAGACCGGCCAGGATGCGCGCAAGATGCTCGAAGTGCTCAACGAATACAAGAAGGAGAGCAAGTTCCTCGGCACGTATGCCAACATGCTGATCGACCCAGATGGTCGCGTGCGCTGCGAGTATAAGCAGACAGGCGTCCAGTCTGCACCGGGACGCCTGTCGTCGTCATCTGTCATGTGGGGCAGCGGCGGCAACCTGCAAAACTGGCCCGAGCGTGCGCACAACATGGTCATCGCTGACGATGACTACGTGTTCCTCTACTTTGACTTGTCACAAGCAGAGGCGCGCGTAGTCGGCTGGCTCGCCAACATCGAGACGTGGATTGAGCAGTTCGAGAAGGCCCGCCTTGACGGCAGCTTCGATTGTCATCGTGCGCTGGCTTCCGACATGTTCGACATCGCGTATGATGACGTTCCCACCTACGACCGCGACGAAGAAGGGAACGTGACGCTCCGCTTTGTGGCGAAGCGGTGCCGGCACGGGCTTAACTACCGCATGGCCGCCGACCGCCTTGCCGAGACTACCGGCCTTGGCCTTACGCGCGCACGCGAGGCATACAATCTCTACCATCGCACCTCTCCCGAGTTGCGCGTGTGGTGGGCCTCTCTCGAACACGAGGTCCGCACCACTCGCCAGTTGGTGTCGCCCAAGGGTCGTGTGCTGCGCATCATGGAACGACTGACTGATGAAGCACTCGAAAGCATGGTCGCCTTCAAGCCACAGTCTTGCATAGGCG